TCCACGTCTTGAATGGTAAATGTCATTGTGCCAGCGCTGAACTGATCGCCCACGTCACGGCGACCGCGGCGCACAGTAACCGTCGTTACCGAGTCCATTACATCGGCAAACTCGGTGGTGCCGTCAAGCACGTATGTGGTGTTGTCTAATAGCCCTTTAACGGGGTCGTCAAGCAGAAATGCGTCCTGCACAAACCCTGTGGCGATTTTGAGGTCATAGTTGCCTGAATCAACAACAGCTGTGCCCGGCATTACGCCACCTGTAACTGCAACGGCCCAGCGCTACGCGAATAGGCGCGCAAAGCGTTAACGACTGATTCACCAATTTCGGCGCTAGTTGAGAGCCCGCCAGTCACGTTAATGGTCACTCCCCCGCCAGTATTCATTCGGTCTAACGGCACTACGGCTTCTGGCCCTGCTTCGCCGATCAGGGCGAGAGTGGGGGAGCTGACAATTCCACCTTCTGCCATGCGCGGTAGGTTCATGCGACTTGCTGCTTGTGTGGCCGAATTGCCACCGATGCTGGGCAGGTTGACGTGGGCAATGGTGTTGATGTCTGGGGCAATTGGTATGGCGTTGTAGGCGCGGATGATGCCGTTGACCATCATGATTGCACCGTTGACCACGGATTCGAATGCGCCGAGTATGCCGTTGATGATTGCGTTGACGCCAGTCCGAAACCATTCAAACTTGTTATAAGCAACGACCAACGCAACAACCAGTAGGGCTACTCCTGCAGCGATCAAGGCAAACGGGTTAAGTGCCATAGCAATGTTTACCGCAACAATCGCAGCTGCAACCGCGCTAATTGCTCCAGCAATGATTAAAAATGCTTCTGGGTTATCTTGCGCCCATGCTGCAAAATCGTTCAAAATTGGTAGCACTTTTTCAACAACCGGCAACAGCGCTGCACCGATTGATTCTTTGGTTTCGCCAATAGAATTGGACAAGATTTTCATTTTGCCTGCAGCGGTGTCTGCTGCGGTTGCCGTTGCACCGCCAAAGGTTCCGCCAAGCACGTCCATGATTTCGTTGAGGCTTGCGCCTTCTTTAATCATTGTTGCCATTTCTGGGGTTAATGATCGGAGCGCCTTAAAGTTGCCCTGGTATGCCTTGGCAAGCGCATCGGCGACGGTGGCAGAATCCGTGCCGGTGGCCGTGCTGATGTCCATGACAAGGTTCATGTCGTTCATAGCAATGCCAACGTCTTTGGTACCGCGCACAAGGGCTTCTAAGGCTTTGCGGTATTCGGTGTCGGCAACGCCAGACGCTCGACTCATCGCGCTAATCTGCTTTTCAACTTGCGCGGTCTGTGCAGCGCCAGCGCCAGTCACATTCTGCAAAGTAAGCGCTAAAGCGGCCTGCTCCTGTTGGTCTTCCATTGCAGCGCGTGTGGCATCGCCTAGGGCAACAGCCAAACCGCCGAGCGCGGCAGCTGCGGGAATCGCCGCTTTCTTAATCGCAAACTGCGCTTTTTCGCCAACAGTTTCTAATTGCTGGAATTGTTTGACAGCCTTCTTTACCCCTGTGCCGTCAAACTCGCTGATGATCGGGATGTTGATTGCCATTACGCCGTCTCTCTACTTGCTTCGTCCATGACGCGCTTCACCAACTGCTCCATTTCGGACATGACATCGTTTTGGCGTTGCTCGTACGCTTTCCACATTACTCGCGAACGACTGCCATAACGTGCAGTTAGTGCACGACCTAATGGCCCAGCCATTGACGTGTCAAACATCGTGCCAGTAGCGCCCTGCCATTGAATAACAAACGTGCCGACATTTGACTTGTTCCCACCGTATTCCTTAATGTTTCGCGTGTTGATCTTGGCAGCAATCTTTTGCTTCATCCCTGGTATCCACGGCAACATCTTGAACCCTGATCGAGTGCTCCAATTGCGCGCCATACCAGACAGCGGAACATTCGAGGGCACAAGCCTGTTGGCGTCATCAATAACAGGCTGAACAATCTTCTTGTAATCCTTGGTGATTTCACGGCGCAAAGATTTGTCAATTTTGTTGAGCGTCTTCAAGGCTTCTTTAAGCCCGACAACTTCAATCTTTGCTGATACTTCCGCCACGTTATCTCCGTTTTTTGTTTGCCTCGTTAAGCACTTTAATGACCGTTACCAAGTCTCGTGAGTCAAACGCAATGTCGCTAGGCCACCAACCGACCGCGACCAAAACTTCTGCTAGTTGGCGGCGGTAGGTGCCGCGTCCGTAGGGTTTGGGTCTGTCTCGTCCAGTACCGGCAGGATGTCGATGTCAGGGTTTTTGCTTAACCATTCGCGCCAGTTGTCACCAACTTGCTCGCCTTTAATCTTAAGAATTGTGTGCATCCAGCAGGCGTAATCCGAATACAACGGATTTGCGGAGAGTTGTTGAATGTTGCGGCGTTCGAGCCGTTCCCATTCCGTAACCACAAATAGGTTGGTGTAATAAAACTCTGGTGCGCTGTCGGGGGTGCGCTTTAACTGCAACTTGATTTTCATTGTTTCTCCTATGTCGGCTTGGAGCCGTTAGTTACGGGGTGACGTCAACGCTGTATGTGCCGCCCTGGAATTCTATGTCCCATTGACTAAGCTCTCCAAGGGACGCATTGATCACAGGCAGGCTACTTAGAAAAGTATCTGTCAAAATAAAACCAGGGTTGGTTGTTCCGTCAACTGCGGTCGTTGGATTCACCTTTACAACACACTTAGTTCCAAGCAACGGTGACAAAATTGCATAAGACTGGCTCGCAGCATATGAAGCAAAAACCGTTAAAGTCAAGCTATTACTGAACAACCCCGCCGTCATGGTCCTGGATGTCTGGCCGAACGCCGTGTCTTCCAAAGGCTCCGCGGTGACCGTCAAAGTTGCTGCGACCACGTCATCGCTGATGTCCGTAATTGAGCCGATAGCGGCGCCGACCTGCACTTTAGGATTTGATAGATAAGTTGATGCTGGCATGATTACTCCTTTAGTTCTTTACTGATAGTAGATGATTTATTTGCTGTCATAGTGGATTACATCGCTTGCGCTTCAATCGCACAATCAAGGTCATAACACGGGTACAACGCACCACCGATTTCAAGGCTTGACGGACGCCCAGCCATAACAATGATCGGCGAGTTAAGCACACTTGCAACAATGCTCAAGATCGATCGGAGCACCGGCAGACCTGCAGGCCCAGAGCCAATGACTTTAATTGGGAACTCAAGGCGCACAATGTTGCCGTTGCCAGCAAACGTGGTGAAATTTGGCGCGTCCAAATAGACCGAGTTGGGGACAAGTTTGGTTGCATCATTTATTACACGGAGCCCAGATACAGCGGTCAGCGTTGCGGTGACGTCATCAATCGCTTCGTTAAATAGGTCGGTGTAGGACATTAGGCAACCGCTGGACGTGGGATGCCAAGCAGCTGCTTGACGATCGGGGTCAGGCTTTGCTGTGGTGCCGAGCCCATGCCGTCAAACGTGGCGTACGTGGATTCAATTGAGCCACGGGAGCGCCATAAAGCGGCGCAATACATCAAAGTGCCTAATGTGGCGTCACCGCCTGGTGAGGTCGTTAGCGAGTCGATATAGCCCGACTCTTGACGCCTGCGATAGCAGAACTGGTTACCTGCCGACACCGATTGCGTCAGCAACGTGTAATCGTCTGACGGGTTAGCAATCGTGATGCCGAGGTAGGTCATAACGTCCGAGGCTGTTACCCATGTGCAAACTGGCGCATAGGACACGGTGCCAGACGCGGCGACACGCTCGACATCGCTTGCGGTTTTGGCGTAAAGCACCTGATCGGCAATTGGCACCTGATAGTCGTAGAGCAGATCGCCTTGCGTGTCTGTACCAATGTACAAATACTGTGGCAATGCGCGCACGGTGTAAGTGCCGTTGAATGTTGCGTCAACTCCAGCGACCGTGATTGAACTGCCGACTGCAATCTCGCTGGGGGTCAGGAGTTGCAGTACGGCAAAGTTGTCAATCAGGTACTTGTTAGTAACTGTGTAAGTAGCCATGAGCGGTTAGCCCGCTCTCGACTAAGCCTGGGTGATCTTGCGGATCATTCCAGAGATCGCGGCGAACGTGGATACGTAGCCATGGAAACTCATGTTGCGACCCAAAGTTGAAGGGTTCTCCAATGACATGAGCCCACGGATTGATTCGTAGAACTCGTACGCATCGCCTTGGCCTTGACCTACGCGGGTGATGATCATGGTCTTGGCAGCGAAGTTGCTGTCAACTACCAATTGCAGACCGAGTGGGTTGCCGTTCCATGAAGATGCAGTTGCGTTTCCGAGTGCGTTTTGACCGGTGAGGCCTGCGCCGATGAATGGGAATACTGGACGGCCTGTTGTGTCGGCAAGTTGTCCGAGTTGACCCCATACGTCTGGGCTTACGAACATGTGGGTTGGTGTCCAGTTGCGACCGTTTGAAATGTCTACAGCTGAATCGTAAACCGACTTTAACAAGTCAGCAACGGTGCCGTCCCATACGCCTGACGATGTTGCTGCGGTGAGCAAGTTGTCTGCTGCAAGGTTGTCCGATGCGATCATGTATTCGCCCATGAGGTCATTCAAAATCAATTGCATTGCTGCAGGTGAAGTGAAATCAATGTCCTGAACAGAAAGGGTTACTTGTCCAGCAAGTGTGGTTTTTGCAACCGAGTTGGATGCGATCACCATGGTGGTTGCTGATACTGCCGACAATTCTGGCGACTGTGCTGCAACGCTGGTGTGCGTGGTGATTGTTGGACGGATGAACGTCTTTTGCTGACCGTTGTCTGGGTAAGCGCGAGCGCCTACAGCCTCGACTACTGGACGCAAGAAGTTCAGGTCCTGAACCAAGGGTCCAAGAACTGGAACTGGCAAAAGACCAGGTGTATCGGTTGTAAGCACGTCACCTGCAGCTGCCTGCAATGCGGTTTTCTTTGATGCTGAATATTCAGCAACTGCTGCGTTCATGTTCTTGAACGTGTCGCCACCGATGTGGTAAGCGGCCATGAACTCGCCTGCGCTTGGCAATACAAATTCTTTTTTAGCCTGTGCAAAAATTGGCGCGGTTGGGATTGTTGCCTCAACTGCTGGTGCGGTTACTTCTGACATGGGTTCATTCTCCTGTTCTGGGACTACTTCTTCATTTAACACTACTTGTTCTGGCTCTTGGTGGATACTCGCTGCGACGCTGGCAATGTTGGCCATGTCACCAAACGCGCCAATCGGAACGAGTGACAACTCTGTCCAATCCGCTGCTTCGATAATCATGGTTCCTGCTTCGTCGTATGAGAACTTGGTTGGATTTACGCCAACAGAAACTTGGTCAATTGTGCCGTCGCTGGCCATGACCAAAGCGTCGTTACCAAGGCTGGTTGCGCTGATCTTGGCGCTAAACATCATTCCCTGTTCGGTGTCAACGCGCTCGGTGACAACACCGACTGGCATGCTTGCGTCGTGGTACATAAACAGACGGGGTGCTTTGCCCTCGACTGGCAATGAGCCTGGACGGAAGATCACAGCTGTGCCGTCCGAAACTGTTGCCGGCACGTTGTAGGGAACTGCGGTTCCGCTAATTGTGCGTCGTGGTGCGTCGCCTTTAGCGGCGTCAAGTGTGAACTCTCCTGCAATCAATTTGATCATGATGCAATCTCCTCTTGCGTGTTTTCATTTATGTTTACATCAGTTCTGTCCATGGTGTCGGCCATAAAGTTTTCTTCTAGGTATTCGTCGGCATCAAACTCGACGTATGTTCCGCGCGGAAGTACATTATCCATTGACAACGCACCAGCAATTGCGTCGGCATACAATTTCACGCCAAACAAGTACAGGTCTGCGCGCGCCTGCTGTGATGATTGATATGAATATGCGCCAGTTGCCACGCCCACCAAATATGGGGGAACATTCGCTAGGCGTGACATTTCAAGCGCCTGATATTGCGACGCTTCAATTAAAAGCATTTTGTCAGGCGTGCTGTTTGTTTCCGTGTATGTCAAATATTCGTTGAGCGCTGCAGTTTGATTTGTTGCTCGCGCAGCATTAAACGCAGACGCTAAATCAGCGAGTTCTTGCGCGCTTAATGGTTCGCCACCAGTTTGTTTTAGTACGCCGGCAGGGATGCTTGACGATGCATTGCGATTGCGCGCAGCTTCCAACTTGAGCGCGGTTTCAATTGCGCCTGGTGCCGAATAAATCAGGCCTTGCGCTGGCGACAAGAATTGCACAAGGTTTGCTGGGTCAATTTCGCCACCTTGGAAATATACTTGTGTTGACGGTGCAAACCAAACAGGGCCAGCCATGTCGGTCGTCGTGATTGAGCCTGCTGGCAGTCGAGTGAACGTGGCAGGGTAGCCGTCAGCGGTGCGCGAGGTGATGTACCAAAATGCGCGTCCAAACATCATGAGGTCATCAAGTGTCCAGCTCATAAGGAATTGGAAACTGACATTCGGGTCTGGTCGGCGTATCCATGAACGTGGCGCGATGTATACCTTTTCCATTTCGTCGCCGTTCCACATTTCGTTGTACATCTTTAATGGCATTGAGCCAATAACCGATGCCATGAGATCGCGCGCACGGTTGATTGTTGGAACGCTGATTGCCGCGTTACGTGCTTCGCCTTCGCGGTAGGTGTAGTACTGGCCGATCATGTTGACGCCAACATTGGACGATGAGTAACCGGGTGCAAAGCCACCAGCCGCAGCTGCCTTGCTTGGCGCTGGGCTTATTGCTGCTTTTTTGGTTTTGTTGAAGATCGCCATAGTTACCACTCTGCCATATAGGTGGCAACCGCACGTGACTAATCCGATTCCGACAAAAGGTTAGAGCGTGCGGTCGCCGCGTTTATCTTAGTTATTTACCGCAACAAGCATGGGTTTTCCGCTGTTGATTGGACGAGCACACATCCCAATACCCCAGACCATTGTGCGCGCCAACTCGATAGGCCCAGGTGATCGCTTGCTTGAAAGCACGATCGTGTTGTCGGTGCGAACAGCAACAGCGCGCTGGACATGTTCGGCAAGCAGTTTTTCTCCCGTGTGCAATAGTCGCGCTTCGGCAATCATGTTTTTGGCTAGCGGTGTAAACCGTCCAAGTTCTGCATAGCCGACGACGACACGGCGGCGCTCGATATTCGGCGGGCATGTAGCGTCCACCGTCGGCGACAACGCAAACCTGATCGTCGGGTCTTTGGCAAGTTCTTGCACGTTGTCCCACAACTCCGTGATTGACTCGGCGATAAACGCAACGGTGACAAGCACCCGACCGTCCGACAAGTTCACGCATCTGGTCGCGCTGTAACGGGAGTCATCCAGCGACGACTCAATGGCTACCACGCCACCACTAGGGATATCCCCCGTGTACTCAAGGGACGGCCAACGCCCAGGCTCAATCCAACCACGCACAACACTCACCCAAAGGTTGAGACTTGCGCGCAGAAATGACGCGCGATCAGGGTTTGTTGACTCTTGCCTAATCGTTTCCATGTCCAACGTGTGACCGAGCGCAGGGTTACCCCACGCCCATGACGCAGGATGCAGCGGGTCAAGGCTTGGGTCAGGCGACCATTCGGCCATGTACATCGTGGACGGTTCGCCTTTGTCAATGGCTCGAATGCCCGCTTCTCGCCACCTTTGGAAAAGTACTGATTGTTCGGTGCCAGCCGTGCTAAAGAAACACGCCAAGGGATTTTTACGAGCGCGCTGTGCCGGCAACAGACCGCCCTCAACCGAGTCAGGGTTGACGTCAAACAACTCGTCCACGATCACTAGGTCAATGCTCATACCGTGACCTTGGTTTGGCTTTAATGCTTTGACCCACCACTTGCTGCCGTCTGGCATTGTCGCCTGATAACGGCCGTACGACTTGACGATCTTCGCGCCGTAATACTCCTCAAGGATTGGTGCCAAATCATCAAACAACAGACAAGCCAAATCCAAACGGTGCGCGCCCGAAACAACGGTCTGCTTACCGCCTCGAATCTTCGGCATCTCCACAAGCCAAAACAGAATAAGTGCTTGGATGATTGTTGTCTTACCGTTCTGACGTGCAACCGAAACAAGACTTGAGCGATGCACAAACTTCTGATCATCGTCAACCGCCAACATCCCCTCAAGAGCATGTATCTGCCATGGCATCAAATCAATCTGCAACACCTTTTTAGCCATGTCCCCCACAAGCCCAGCTAGTGAGCCGGCATGGTCAGGGATGATCGTTTCCAGTCTCGGCCGATCATGGCCAGTTGGCGCTGGTTCGGGCTGGTTTGGGCTGGTGGCGACAAAATCATGTTTGGGGATCGGGGGCATTTCGTTTGCATATAAAAAATCGTTTATTGCTTTTTCTCTTGCGTGTTTTGCGTTGGCTAGTTTTTTGTTTCGGTATGTTGCTCCGCGCGCAGAGTTGCATGGCTTGCATGCTGCAACGTATCCGTCTTCTATTGTTCCGCCCTTGTCTGCTTCGACTAAGTGATCTAACTCTGTTGCTGGGTTACGCCGGCACCAATGGCAGAGTGGTTGATCGCGCAGTAGTTCAGCGCGTGCTTGTTTGTAAATCGCTGTGTCGTGTTCGGTTAGTTTGCGTGTCATGCTCGCGCGCTTCGCTTGCGCTGACGCGGCGCTTGCGCGCCTTGTCCGTGTTGTTGGTAAGTTGTGTTTGTTGTCGGGCTCATGTCGGTGCTTTCTTTGTTTGTTAACTGTATGTCATCTGCAGGTCAAGAGATGTGTGAATGCTCCACCCACCAGATTGCCCAACCTGGTTCCCTTTGCACTCACTAGCCGATTATGTTTACGGCTCGCCTCGGCGCTTT